TGCGGCTTATAATTTGGTGAATCGTGATGAGTGACGGATGGATTGCAGCAGACGAACTTCAAGACCGTCGGCTTGACAACCTTGAACAACGCCTCATCATGGTGGAAGAGACCTTAACCGAAATGAAAGCAATGCTCCGCATGCTCAAGACTCTCGGGATAGCCGTCGGGAGCCTCATTGGTTTGAATGTTCATCAGTTGATGCTTTAGATTCAACTGCTTCACGGCAGTTTGATTCAAGGATTTGCCAAAACATAGGCTCAACATGGACATTATGTTCTTTCATGGCGTTCTTGAAAGCATAAACCCATTGAATTGCGTTGCCATTGTCAACCAATGACCATCCACCTTCACCCATTTTAGCGGAGATGGCCTCCGCAATCCACTCGGATCGAGATTGTTTTGCGTCCAATTCACTCTCGATGTCGTTGACCATGGTCATTGGAAGCGAGATGGAGATGGGAACGTAGCGTTTTCCGGTTCTTTTTCTCATTTTTCTTCCTCCTTGCATTCGCAAGTTCCTTCAACAAACTTTCCACAACATGGGCGTATAGTTTTCATTCTTCATCATCTCCTTGGTCATCGTAAATGGTCATCCAACATTTTTGACATGATCCTTGGCCGTCAATAGCATAAAACAAATGAAACCGCCCTTGAAGAAATTGTTTTTGGCCACATGATGAGATTTTATTTCCGCATTTACATAATGCCTGGATCCTGGAACCTTTTCCCTTTGTTGGTGTATGTGGTATTACGGTTATTCCAAGAGGATAAAAACAGGTAATGGTCCTTAAATCTACATTGTGAATAGTCATTCGTCCTCCTCCTTCAAACAATCCTCATCATACAAGAGATGACACCTTTTGCACCCTCTTGTGTAGTATTCCTTCCCCATGCACATGTTTGAGCCGTGATAAACACCATCAACATGGCCGCAAATAGTACAAAGATACACATTGCATTCACAATACGCTTCTTGAACCATCAAATCAACCCCTTTTCGGTCAATTTACCCAGTTTGTCGTTGCACATCAATGCTCGATGAAGAGCGGCGACCATCTCAAGTTTGAGATGTTCTTCGATTGTGTTTGGTTTTACATACAATTTGTCAATATGAAACATAATTTGGCTCAAAAGGTCGGCGTTTCGGTCGTATCTGCGTGCGTCCATGCAACTCCCACGGCTATACCATATATCAATCGTTCGTAATGATTGATTAAAGAATAGCAACTTGCCTAGAAACGGCGGACTGTGTGCTATACCTTACCTATGTGAAACGGCCGGTACTGATTGTACGAACACATAATATTTATAGACTAACCCATTTATGAGAGGTACATGGCAGCCCCTAAGACCCGAGATTTTGAAGTATTTGAAACCGTCATCGCAACCGGTACGGGTTCGGTCAAAACTATTGACTTGAATACTTTCGTCAATGTGGCTGAGATGGAAGCGTTCGGCATTGAGGCTATCAGCGTGGGCATTGACCCTAGCACCGCTGCCCCCGAAGCATCTCTTTTCATCGCTCAAGTGGCACTTGAAGACCTATCAGGCGGATTCATTTCCCACGCCTCATATGATTCTCTCTACTTGACATTTCAAGACATGCTGACCTCGGCCTTTGAAGAATCCCTTTCTCTAGGTGATGTCAAACCTATCCGCTACGTTCCTGGGGGACAGTTGCAGATTCGGGCCGATCGCTTGACTAGTACCGCCAATGTCAACCTGTATGTTCGAATTACGGGCAAAATTGCCAAACTCTCCGCTTCGGATTACATGAGCCTTGCATTGACAAATTCCCTTAGCAACTGAAGGTGACAATCGTGGCATTTCCGAAGCCAAAGCCTCGAGAGGCATACACACGGTATGTCAAAAGAGCCTTCAATTATGTGAAACGGAATAAGTCAAGCGTTCGAGGCGCATACAAAGGGCGAGGAAAATCCCGTACTCTTGATGCCACCGTAATTATGGCTCGGATAGGCAAAGAATGGAGAGCACATAGTCGGAGGAGAAAGTAATGGGCGTTCCGCGTATGATTCAGAGTCAATTCGGCTCCATTACCTATGATAGCGGGGTAATCCCCCCAGCACAACCTACGCCGGTGAGCCCTACAGTCATATTCAATGATGTCTTTGCAACTAATTATCAAGGTGTAAAACGGCACAATGACCAATTTCATGAGATCGTGGCGGGTAGTAATTTATCCGCCAACGGTATCCATTTCATGACATATGAATACATCGACCTCCGAGATTTGCTCGAGGAAAAGGCTTGTATGGACGATGTTGTAATTAATGTTCAAAGGTTGTATGAATTGCCATACCCTTCAGTTTCCTACAACCTACCGCCTGGAAACATTGAGGAAACTCTTCTAATATTGTTGGGAGATTACCAACTAGATCAACCTGGAACCTTTAGTGTGGAAAGGGCCGCTTGTGCTGGCTTTGGTCCCCTGAAGGACCCAACCGCCCAAGATTCTCAGGGAGGTTTGCCATTTGAAGTGCTATATCGTGAAGTTCGCCAATATGTTCAAGACCCATCTCAAAACTTTGTTTCTCCCGGTCAGGTAGGAAGTCAAGCAGGAAACACCGGAAACGCCGCGATTACTCCTACAAGATTCGTCGGTAATTATCGCCTAGCCAGTAGAACAATTGGCGGCTATCCTGATTTGTTGGTAGGGCCGGGAATAACCATTGTACGGGCTTTCTCGGTGTACCCTGCTATTCGGTCGGTTCAAGCAATCGACGGCGAAGGCCCAACTGACCAACCCGCTGATGAATTGGCATTTCTTCGCATGCAATTACAATTAGGCATTCCAGCCCTACAGGTCAACATCGTAGGAACTCAACGACCGCTTACGGCGACCGAAACCGCCACTTATTATTCCAACATTCTCATGAAGTCGTGATGGTGATCCATCGTGCTACTTCCTGGGGACAATTACAGCGAACAGTTGATGTTCACGATGGAAAGTTATCGTGAAACCTGGGTAGACGGTCGAATAGCCACACTTTACGGTGAGGCGTTTCAATCGTTAAGTGAGGCTTCAGATATATCGAAGGCAGACAGAACACAGATTACAAAACTAAAAGGAGAGTTTCCTGGGAACGACGTAGTTGATTTTGCCCTTGACGCGTTTGAAGCGACACGCAAAGGCTTGAGATTTAGCAAAGTAGCCGCCCCTCTCATCCTTGCCGATGGTCCTCTACCGTTTGGAGATGTCGTTTTTGCCGTTGCTTTGGGGATAGACTTCGGAATTGCGGCTTATAATTTGGTGAATCGTGATGAGTGACGGATGGATTGCAGCAGACGAACTTCAAGACCGTCGGCTTGACAACCTTGAACAACGCCTCATCATGGTGGAAGAGACCTTA